CAAGAGGCAGCTAACCTTCAAGAAGACGGTACTCCAATGGGCGGTCGCCAAGACAACACAATGAGTCCAAGACCTAATGGGCAGTAGTAGATACAAAGATTAAACGCATCTGTTGACATGTTAACACATACAGAGTAAACTCACGCCCATGATCGACCTGAATCTTTGCACCTTGCAGCATGTAAAATCGCTGCTTCGAATTAAAGAAACGGGAAACACTTCTTTTACTGACTTAATAGAGGAGTTGGTCGGCATAGCCAAAGACCGTCTTGTGCACGCAACCGACACGGTAACTATCCACCGGTTGCAGGGACGAGCAGAGGCATACGAAGATTTACTGAAGGCGATTAACGAGTCGCCCAAGGTAGCAAACCGCTCGTAAGAGCATACGAAGCATACCATTACGGGAACAGCATACCCCTAGGGCGCTGTGAACAGAGTTGACGCTTTAAGGAGACAATATGGCACTGCCAAAGCAGGTACAGAAGCAACTTGAAGAAGTAGAGGAANTAGAGAAAACGCTAGAAGCCCAAAAAAACCCAGAGATCGTACAAGATACTGATCCAGAGGAATTGGAGACTGGAGCGGAAGTAACTGACCAAGCGNAAGAAGTCCCTGAACCTGAAGAAGTAGCGCCAGCTGACACGTCACCGACGGACGTAGAGGAAGATTTTAAGCAGAAGTACAGTTCTTTACTGGGCAAGTACGACGCTGAAGTTCCAAGGTTGCACCAACAAGTGCGTCAATTAACCGAGGAAATGGAAGCCCTTCGACAGAAGGAAGCTGCGAAAGAAATCGAGCCGACAAAGCCGAAGGAGAAAGTCAGTTTAGTGACCGATGCAGATCGAGCCGAATTTGGTGAAGAACTGCTAGACGTTCAGCGTCGTGTCGCACAAGAGGTTTCTCAAGAATACGAGGACCGTTTTGATCGACAGGAAGCGGTTATTAAGGCTCTGCAAGATAAAGTTGCAGAAACTGGTAACCAAGTTGGCGAAGTAGGTTTTAGTCAGAAGTTAGCACAGCTGGTTCCTGATTTTCCTTCAATCGACAAGGATGAACGCTGGTTTGCGTGGCTTAACGAGCATGATCCCATGCTAAGAGGACCACGTAGAGTTCAAGCACAGGCTGCTTTTGATGCTGATGATGCTGATGCCATAGCTCATTACGTGGGTTTATGGAAAGCAACACTAGAAGCACCAGAGGCTACAGGAAAGCCAGTTCGCCAGACAGAGCTTGAGAAACAGGTTGCGCCTAACCGTTCTGCAAATTCCGTTCGTACGCAGAGCGCGACCCAGAACACCAAGCAGTATTCCCCACGAGAAGTGGACGCAGCTTGGACTAAGGTTCGCGTCTTAAACACAAACGGTAAGTACGGTGAGGCAGAAAAACTTGAAGCTGAACTAACGTCTGCTTACCTTGAAGGCCGCGTTAAAACATAACTAACGTGTTAACATGTAAGCAGCTGTTACATATCAATTATGTAGGAGGCCAAAATGGCTGCTGTATTTCCCGTCGTAGGCTCTGGAGCCTTTGATACCACCCCGTCATACTCGGGCGTATTTATTCCCACACTATGGTCTAACAAGTTAAACGCAAAATTCTTTGCTAATACTATGCTGACTGAAATCACCAATACCGATTGGGAAGGTGAGATTAAAAACCAAGGCGATACAATTCGTATCCGCACTGCACCTTCAATCACAATCCGTGACTACGCGGGCGCAGGAACAACTCTTACGTCTGAAGTACCTGTACCGATCTCTGTCGACATGCAGATCAACAAAGGTAAATACTTCAACGTTCAAGTCAACGACATTTTAGCACACCAAGCTGACATGGACTTGATGAATATGTTTACTGATGATGCTGCAAAGCAGATGAAGATCCAAATCGAAAACGATTGCTTCTTTCAGTATTTCGTAACTGAAGGCACAGTAGCTGCTAACAAAGGTGCAACTGCGGGTGCGTTATCATCGGCTTATAATCTAGGCACTGACGCTGCTCCTATTGACCAAGCAACGCCTGCTAATGTCTTAAACGCCATTCTGCAAATGTCGTCTGCTTTGGACGAACAGAATGTGCCAGAAGACGGACGTTACTTGGTTATGTCGCCACGTGACCGTCAGCTGCTTATGCAAACTGATATTGCGCAAGCCTACTTTACTGGAGATCAGTCAAGCACCATCCGTACTGGTAAAATCGGTATGCTGGATCGCTTTACTGTCTACGTCAGCAACTTGCTGCCAAAAGGTAACGCGGGCAAAGCAGTTGTTGCAGGACTTACTGATGCCTCAACTGGGGCAACTGCGTCTGGGGCTAAAAAGCGCCGCATGATGGTTGCGGGTACAAAGCACGCTTGTGCGTTTGCTGCGTCTATCAGCAAGACTGAGCCATTGCGTAACCAAACTGACTTTGGCGACATTGTCCGGGGGCTTAACGTATTCGGCCACAAGGTCTTAAAGCCAGAAGCTATGGTAACTGCTCTTGTCGGTTCAGCTAGCTAATTACTAACCAACGGGAGGGGGGCAACCCCCTCTCAACGGCATAAAGGGATTAGTAATGGCCACGGTAAAAGTTATCGACATCATCAGCCGAGTTGAGCACGTGCTACAGGACACAAACGTCCGCTGGCCACGGCTTGAGCTTCAAAGCTGGCTGAATGAATCGTATCTAGCAATTACTTTGTTGCGCCCTGACGCCAATGCAAAAACGGGCACGTTTACATGCGCCGCTGGTTCTCGCCAAGTCCTTACCGCTACCTTTTCGTCTGGACTTGCGGTTCTTGATGTAACCAGAAACCTAGCCAGTGCGTCTACTAAGAAAGCAGTCAGGTTAGTTTCTCGTTCAGTCTTAGACGATCAAAACCCTGCGTGGCATAGCGAAACAGGTACGGTAAACATACAAAATTACATGTATGACCCGCGACAACCCAAAGAATTTTTTGTATATCCCCCTGCCACAACAAGTGCGCAGCTAGAGATTGTTTATACTGATACACCAAGCTCACATACCCTAGCAGCTTCGGCTCTTGACCCCGCTAATAACGGTGCGGCAGTTATACTGCTGGATGACATTTACATGAGTCCGATAATCGACTGGATTCTGTACAGAGCGTACTCCAAAGATGCAGAGTACGGCGCGAACGAAGCTAGAGCAGCTGCCTCGTACCAAGCGTTTACGTCAGCTATTGGGGCAAAAACCCAAACGGATGCGGCTGCATCCCCCCAATCAATTAGTGCGGTGGCTTAGATGGCAACACTCTGGTCTAGCTTTTTACCCTACGTTCAGCCCTACGTTCCCGGCTGTCCCGAAATAATTATACAGTCTCACTTGCAAGAAGCGGCAGCAGAGTTCTGTGCCCGTAGCGAAATATGGCGTTACGACATCGAACCAGACTTTACGTCTAAAAATACATCTGATTACGAAATAGACACGCCTAAAAATGCGGTACTTGAGAACATACTAATCCTGTATATCAACGGAGCAGCAATTAGGCCCGTATCAGATAGACACTACGATCTTCCGTCGACAAGCAGCAAAGCGGCACCCTGCTACTACAGCATCTATCAAGATACGCAGATCCGCTTCTACCCAACGCCTGACAAAAAGTACACGTTTGAAGGAGCAGGAGTTTTAAAGCCCACTCTTAGCGCTACAGGCGTAGAAGACTTTATCTACGAAACGCATGGCCGCTGTATTTCTTACGGTGCGCTGGCAAAGCTTATGATTATTCCTGCAAAAGAATGGTCAAACCCCGAACTGTCTAACTACTACCAAATGAAATTTTATAAAGAAGCAGATGCTGCAAAAAGCCGTGACTCTCGACGTGTGAATTTAAGAGTTCGTCCAGCTGGCTTTGAGCGAAGCAGCTCACGGGGGTACAGTTAGATGGCTGAGACTTTTAAATACGTTAAAGGCGATACAGGACCGCAACTTCGGGTGGTTTTGACAAACGAAACAGACAGCACCCCTAAAAACCTAACCGGTGGCAGCGTTACCTTGCATTTTAGGGCGGCGGGTGAGGATACTGCACTGTTTTCTCGTGCCCTAACCATTGAGTCCTCCACTGCTGCTAACGGGGTGGCTGTAGTAGAGTGGCAGACAAACGACCTTAACCAAGAAGCCGGTGCATACGAGGGAGAGTTAGAGGTTCTTCTTTCTAGTGGGTTGAGAGAAACAGTTTTTGATAAAATAAAGTTTAAAATCAGGGATGACTTCGCTTGAGCACTGTATTTAATATAACCACGCCCGAGCGTACAACGTTTCAGACAACAGCGTTGCGTCTTTTAGCGACTACAACATCGTTCAATAGAATTACTATGTCCGAAGTTTCGCAGGGTCTTTTCATAACTATTTTGCGTGTTGTAGCGGCAAGTGCCGCAGCCGCCCAGGATAGCACTGTGCTCCGTATGGGTAAAGTATTCGCCAATACAGCTTCGGTGGCCGATAGCGGGTCACTGCGCAGTCAAGGATACTCTGCGTTTAGCTTTTTTGCCGAGGATTACGTCGGCTCCTCAAGAACGATTTCATAGGAGGTTGCTGTGCCAAAAGAAACCATAAAACTTTCCGGTCAGCTTGCCATAGTCCTCAAGGATAAAGACGGCAAAGTCAAAGACACAAGGAACGTAAAGAACTTAGTCGTCAACACAGGCATTGCGTACATAGTGAGTCGTATGACTGGCACTACTAAAGCTGTCATGTCTCATATGGGAGTGGGTTCTGGCACTACAGTAGCAGGCGCGTCTCAAACAGACCTAGTTACCCTAGTTGGATCTAGAGAAGCGTTAGATTCCAGCACAATTTCTAACACGAATGTAGTTTACGAGTGCCAGTTTGAAGCGGGAGATGGAACAGGTGCGCTAACGGAGGCTGGCATTTTTAATGCAGCAACGTCGGGGGATATGCTCTGCCGAACTGTATTTGCAACAGTAAATAAAGCAGCAAGTGACACTATGGTGATTACTTGGACTGTCACGCTGTCGGCGGTTTAGGGAGTTAATTTATGGCAAGTATCACAACACGCTCTGGCAAAGGCTCTCCGTTAACAAACGATGAAGTTGATGCTAACTTTACAAATATAAATACCGAACTTGGGGAAAAGCTTCCCAAGGCTGGCGGCACCGTAACAGGCAATATTGTAATGTCTAGCAATGAGACGGTTGACGGGCGTGATGTATCCGTTGACGGAACAAAGCTAGATGGTATTGAAGCGCAAGCCGATAAGACGGATACAGCCAATGTTGTAGCGGCGTTAACAGCAGGTACCAACGTAACGATTGCCGCTGACGGAACTATTGCATCAACTGGTGGCGGTGGTTCTAGCATGACCGACGCAGAAGTCAAAACTGCGTACGAAAACAACAGCAACACTAATGCGTATACAGACGCTGAAAAAACTAAGCTTACCAATGTAGAAGCGGGAGCAACAGCGGATCAAACTGCTGCCGAGATAAAAGCTGCTTACGAGGGTTCTAGCAACACAAACGCTTTTACGGACGCGGAGAAAACAAAACTTACAGGTATTGAAGCAAGCGCTACGGCTGACCAGACTGCAAGTGAAATAGAAGCCATTGTTTCGCACGATAATCTGCAAGGGTTCGTTGCAGCGGAGCATGTCGATTGGTCAACCAGCCAATCAAGCAACATTCATGCGTCTAATTATACGGATACGACATATAATGTTGGAGATGGGGGTTTAACCCAAAACAATTTTACA